GTACTGCTGGTAAAGACCACGCTTTATTTGGAGACTTTTCAAAATGTCACATTGCTCAGTTCGGTGGTTTAGATGTTATTTATGACATCTACACTAACGCTGGTACTGGAGAGCCAAGATACATCTTGACTTCTTTAGTAGACGGAGATTGTGTTCAGAATGATACTGCTTTTGTTAAATTGATTGAAGCATAATTTGTTTTTAATTGGAGGGAGGAGAAATCCTCTCTCCATTAATTTTTTTTAAATGGAATACTATAACTACAACTTCAACACATTAAGAGGCTCTGACTATGTGCCTTATGGTAAGTTAGTTCTAAAGACTGCTCCAACGTCTACGGTAATATCATTATCAGAGGCTAAAGCATTTTTAAGAATAGACTCAGACTATGACGATGACAATACTTATATTACGTCTTTGATTAATGTTGCTACTCAAGTTGTAGAAGAGTTTACTAGACGTAGATTGATGACTCAGACGTACAATCTTTTTTACGATGAGTTTCCTCCTTACATTGACTTACAAGTAGGAGATGTTGCTAGTGTTACTCATATTAAGTATTACGATGCCGACAATACATTACAAACCTTAGCTGCTTCTAATTACGATGTAGATATTAAGGTAAGACCAGGAAGGATATATGAATCGGAGGACGGAGACTTTCCAAACACTTACGAAAGACCAAACGCTGTAGAGGTTGAGTTTATAGTAGGTGGAACAGCTAGTGACGTTCCAGCTCCAATAGTACAAGCTATTTATATCATCGTTGGTCGATATTATGAGAACCGACAAGATGTTGTTATGGGAACTCAAGTAAATGAATTACCTTTAATGGTAGACCACTTATTAACTCCTTACCGATTGCTTGAACTATGATAATAGGCAAACTAGATAGAAAGTTAAAACTATATACACAGACTTACTCTACTAACGCTTATGGCGAGAGAGTAGTATCTGATAATAGTTACGTTACCATCTATGCAGACTTTGATTTCAAAGGTGGTAATACTAACTTCGATGCTGATGCCTTAATCAATGATGAGCGTATAGAATGCTTAATAAGATACAGAACTAACATTGGAGTTTCTCCTCAGTATTTTATCTCTAATGGCTCTACTAATTATTCTATCAAGAGCATAAAGGAAGTAGGTCGTAAAGATGCTATGGTGCTTTTATTAGAAAAGAATGACGTAGTAGATTTATCACAGACAGCTCCTAATCAATTTGTCTTTACTATTGATACAGAAAACACATCTAGTGGCTCTAGCTTGAACACTCAATTTATGATGCCGTTGATTAGTAGTGGTAGTTATAATGCTATAGTAAATTGGGGAGATGGTTCTAGCGATACAATAACAAGTTACAATCAACAAGAGGTTACACACACTTATAGTAGTGCTGGACAATACGAAATAAGCATAGAGGGAACATTACAAGGTTGGCAATTTAGTAACGCTGGAGATAGGCTTAAAATGCTTGACGTAAAACAATGGGGAGTCTTAGATTTATCTACTAACGCTGCTTTTTATGGTTGTACTAATTTAGATGCTAGTGCTACAGATGCTCCTACTATTTCTAGTACTTCTTTTAGTGCAATGTTTAGAGATTGTACTAACTTCAATGGAGCTATAGGAAATTGGGATATAACTAATGTAACAAATTTACAACAATGTTTCTTTGGTTGTTCCACATTTAATAAAAGTTTAGATAATTGGAACGTAAGTAATGTAACTTCAATGGGGTATCTTTTTTATAACTGTACATCTTTTGACCAAGATTTGAACTCGTGGGACACTTCTAATGTTGAAGCTATGTTACTTACTTTCTTTAATTGCTCACAATTTAATGGAGACATATATAGTTGGGACACTACTAACGTAGAAAATATGCAACAAATGCTCTACAACTGCGACTTATTCGACCAATCTCTAGCAGCGTGGACTATTGCAAATGTTTCTAACTTTACTAACTTTATGCAGAACGCTACTGGTTTATCTACTTCTAACTACGATGCAACGCTAATAGCTTGGGCTGCTGGTGTAGTAGATACTGGTATAAGTATAAACTTCGGTGGCTCACAATTTACAGAGTCAGCTTATGCTTCAAGATTCAGCTTAATAGAGGATGATAGTTGGACTATTGTTGATGGTGGTATCTTTGACCCAACACCAGCCGATTACATAAGCGTATTAAACACTAGAGTAGTAGCTGCTGGAGGAGTAGTAGAAAACACTACAGATAGCCAAGCATTCTTACAAACATTAAACGAGATAAGCTAATGGCAGACGGACTATTAAATAAAGCAAGTATAATCTTAACTCCTACTGGTTACAAGGCTGGTACGCTTTACAACGTAGCACCAATAGACGAGCCTTATGAGGACTTTGACTTTGCTAGAACTTCAACTGCTACAAGAATTAATTCTAGTGGATTAGTTTCAAATGTAGCTACTGGAGTGCCAAGAATAAGCTATGATAGTAATGGAGAGAATGGTCATATATTGTTAGAGCCTACTTCTACTAATCTTGTTCCTTATAGTGAGAATTTTAGTGATAGTAGTTGGACTAAATCAGAATTAACAGAATCATTATCTAATATTAATTCTCCAGATGGGACACAAAACGCTTATAAATTAACAGAAAGCAATTCATCTTCTAAACATCAAATATTTAGAAGTATTGCAAGTTATACTGAATTAACTATATCTTTTTTTGCTAAAAAAGCAGAGCGTAGTTTTATATCTGTTGAGAAGTCAAGTTGGGGTACTACTGTTTTTAATTTAAATGATGGTAGTGTAGTTTCTGGAAATGGAAGTGTAGTAGATTTTGGAAATGGTTGGTATAGATGTAGTGCTTCCTATACAGCATCTCCAGCTCAATCACAATTTTACATTCTTTTAATGCAAGATGGTACTACAACAAATTATCAAGGAGATGGAACAAGTGGATTATATCTATTTGGCGTACAAGCAGAAGCCTTATCCTACGCTACATCATACATACCAACACTAACTGGAAGCACAGAGACAAGAGCTACAGAGACTGCAACTGGTGCTGGTAGTGCTGACTTAATAAACTCAACAGAGGGTGTGTTATATGGAGAAATATCAAAAGCACAAGATGACAATGATAATTTTATTGTGATTTCACTTAACAATGATGCTAGTAATTCTGATGCTAATTCAGTTACTATAGGTTTTGATAATGGACAAGATTTTTATTTTAGAGTAAAGTCTCCTAGTGGAACTTATATAAACGCAACAATTTCAGCTAATGAAAATCAATTTTATAAAGTAGCATTGAAATATAAGTCTGGAGATATAGCTATTTGGATTGATGGAGTAGAAGTGGCAACAAGTACTAACACGTATTCATTTGCAGTTACTTTAGATAATTTATCTTTTGACTTAAATGGTAACGGTACTCTACCTTTTTACGGAAAAGTCAAAGCACTAGCAGTATTTAATGAGGCTTTAAGTGATAGTGAACTAACACAACTAACAACGTAATGAGTTTAAGATTAACAGAAATATGTTACCCAGAGGTAAAGAGTTACTACATCGTATGGAACGATAGTGATGCGATAGTATCGTATGGAGTGCTAGAAACCTATCAATGCTTAGAGACTAAGTGGGACAATGTAGACTTATACACTAAGGAAATAGATTGGATAAACATATTAATAGATAACGGTATTAACCCTTTTCCAGAGCAATAATGGCAACAGTATTTACAGAAAAGAATCTAAGAGGTAGTCAAGGTGGGCATCAAGGTCTAGTTGGTTTTCAAATTGATGAGAAAGAACTCAAGGGATTGATAAAGAGTATTGAGAAGCTAGGTATGTCTGATAGCCAAACTAAAGTAAAACTCAGACAAGGAATGAGAAAAGCTGCTAAGCCATTAGTAGATGAGTTAAGAGCTGAGATAGCAAAGGTAGAGGGAAAAAATAATGTAGACAATAAAAATAGAGCAACTGGTAGACTACAAAAGAGTATAGCTGTTATCAATGGTAAAATGAGAAGAGGACAATCTCCAGCAGTTTATGTTGGACCAAGAGTCAAAGGTGCATTTGCTGATAAAAAGAAAAGTGGATTTCATTTCTTTTTCTTAGAATATGGATTTAGAGGTAAGCCAGGAGCAAGAATGTTAGATAAAGTTTATAGAAGTACTACAGCTCAGATTGCTCAAAGTAATGTCATAAATGAAATAAGAAAAGAGATAGAAAGGCTCTGGAGTAAAAGATTAGCATAATGGAGATAGGTAAAGTTATATATAATATTTTAAGCAACGATTCAAATGTTGCTCCTTTAGTTACTACAAGTGGCAACTTGAGAATCTTTCCTAGTCGTTACAATTTCCCTACTGACGTTAAGTTACCTTATATAACTTATCAGATGTTTGCAGATGAGCCTAACAACACTAAGAACGGAGTAAGTACTTATGACTATGTTAGAGTACAGATAAGCATATATCACAATAGCTACGCTGATATGATAACTCTAGCTGGTCACGTTAGAACAGCTCTAGACTACGTTAGTGGAACATATAGTGGTGTAGTAGTAGATAAGATATTTTACCAAGACCAGAACGAGCTTTACGATGATTCTGCTGGTTCTATTGGTTTATATGGTATAGCACAAGATTACAGATTTAACATAAATAGATAGATATGTACAAAGTAAAGATAAAAAAAGACATTGAATGTAGAGGAGTAGAATACAAAGAAGGCGAATCTTACGAGGTTGGTCGTGTTGTAAGAAACTTTTTAAAGTTCAATGATGCAATAGATACAACAAAGAAAAAGTCTAAGAAGAAGGAAACTTCTGAGGATTTAGATATTAGCTAATTATAAATTTAAAATTAAAAGAAAATGGCAATTTTTAACGGAACGGATTTAATCCTAAAAGTTTCTCCTAGTAGTGGAGGAACAGAAGCTAAATTGATGCATTCTCAGAATGTTTCAATTTCAATGAATGTAGATACAATAGACATCTCAACTAAAGACTCTAGTGGTTTTAGAGACTTACTAGGTGGTCAAAAGTCTTTCAGTCTTTCGGCTGATGGTCTTATGGACTTCGCTGGTGTTGCTGGAGATACTGAGGTAGATGAGTTATTTGACCAAATGTTTGGTAGAACTGCTGTAACATTTACATTCGGTTTATCATCTCCAGCTACTGGAGACTATACTTATAGTGGCTCTGGTTTTATTACATCTCTGGAGGTTAGTGGTGGAACTGAAGACGCACCAACTTACTCTGTTTCAATAGAGGGTAGTGGAGCATTAACTCAGAATGATATTTAATAATTTCTTTGTTGGTTGGGGTATGGGCTTCGGCTCTGCTCCAACTGACATAATTTAAAACCAATAAAGATATGTACGAAGTAGTTATAATAAATGGCACGGATTACCCAGTAAGATTTGGAATGAACTCGTTGAGGTTATTCTGTAAAGATACTGGAAGAAGTTTAGCTGACTTAGATAAGCTAGGAGATGGTATGAGCTTAGACGATGCTTGTTATCTAATCCTAAACGGAATAAAAGATGGCTCACGAGTAAGTGGTCAAGAATGTTCTTTAAGTGTTGATGATGTCGCTGACTTGCTAGACGAGGATTTTGAGGCACTAAATAAAGTGCTAGAAGTATTCTCAGAGCAATTCTCTGCTAAATTTGAAACGGAGGGAAACGACAAAGCCACGAAGAAAGTGGCAAAGAAGAAGTAACTTGGGATAAGTTAGAAGCTATAGGTTATGGCTTCGGATTATTACCTCAAGACTTTTGGAGTTTGACTTTCCACGAGTTTCTGTGTATGCAGAAAGGCGTAAACGATAGAGTAGAGAAAGAACAGCAATGGGAGTGGGAACGAGTGCGATGGTTGGCTTGTGTTAATTTACAGCCACATACTAAGAAAGGACAAAACCTAACTCCTCAAAAGCTGATGAAGTTTGATTGGGAGAAAAAGAAAGTTAAGACCGACATTAAGAAACAAAAGAAAAGGGCAGAATATATTAAAAAGAAATACGAATTGCTAAATAAAGACAATGGCTGAGAAAACATTAAGTATTAAATTAAGCTTAAACGATAAGCAATTTATGACTGGATTGAGGAAAGCAACCTCATCTATGAAGAAGTTTGGTAGAAACTTACAAAGGACTGGTCAAAATTTAACTCGTAATTTAACTCTCCCTATTGTTGCTATGGGTGCTGCTAGTATTAAGGCTTTCGATACTCAACAAAAAGCAATAGCACAAGTAGAGGCTGGTTTAAAAAGTACTGGAGAGGCAGTAGGTTTTACTTCCAAGCAGCTACAACAGATGGCTGCCGACTTAC